CGCAGCGTCAGAGAGATGACGGAGCAACACCAGAAGGCGATGGATTATCTGCATGAGCGAGAGCGCGAACTGGTGAACCGGCTTGGATTGAACAAGACATCGGGAGGCGATGCTGCATGAATCTGGAAAATGTAGTGAAGTTTCACTTCGCAAAATCTACTCAGATAAACGATATCCCTCGCGCAACAGCTTCAGAAACGTTAACTGGCACTGATGTTATGGCAGCTATGGGTATGACTCAAAGTCGCGCATCGTTAGGTTACAGCGCGTTTCTTGGGAAGATGGAAATCAGCAGCAATGACCGTGAGAAAGCTATTGAACTGCTGACCAAATATGCACTTGAGCACTGCGATAAGGTTGCCGCCTTACGTAAGCTCGAAAACGATATTAAGCCAAAGGTAATGCAAGTGCTCGCAACATTCGCATTTGCTGATTACTCACGTAGCGCTGCCAGTACGCGAACCTGTGACTGCTGTGGTGGCAAGAAGTTTATCGATGCTGAAGTCATGACGATGAAAAGCATCGGAAAACCATATCTGGAAGAGCGTAAAGAGACGGTTAAAGTTCTGTGCCGCAAATGCAAAGGGAAAGGGGTGCTTACCAACGCTTGCCAATGCAATGGCAAAGGCGTAGTGGTAGACAAAGAGAAAACTATTCTACAAGGTGGCGTTCCTGCGTATAAAACCTGCGGACGCTGTAATGGGCGTGGATATGCTCGTCTGCTGCCTGATAGCGTTCGAAAATACATCTGCGCAACGGTGATTGATGTTCCTGAAACCACATGGCGCAGGTCTTACAAGGACTTCTTCGAAAGCCTGGTAGGTGAGTGCATTAAACAAGAGGAATATGCAAATCAGATGCTGAGCAAAGTCACTCGATAGTAAATATTTTCTACGAAATAGGATTTATCTAGAAAATAACACTTTACAAAGTGGCGATATTTGTTTAACCTGAAACCAATGATGGAGTAGTGCAGTCATTCGAAGCCCTGAGTTAATAGCTCGGGGCTTTTTGCGTTTTAAGCACGACATTTCTGAAAGCGTCCTATCACCAATCACCAGAACACATCCAGATACCCTTGCTCATTCGTGGCGACGGGGTAGGGCGTTTTACACAAAAGAAAACCCAGCACTATGGCTGGGCTTCGTGAAAAGGAGTAGCTCATGTTGAGTGAAAGCGCAAAAGATATCGCAGGTTACGAAGGTAAGTACGCTGTAACGACTGATGGGCGAGTTTATTCTCATTCTCGAGTTGATGATGGCGGAAAGTTAAGGAAAGGGCGCTGGCTTAAGCCGAATGTAGATGGTTATGGATATTTGCAGGTATCCCTCTACTCGGAAGGCGTAGCAAAGAAACATAAAGTGCATAGATTGGTAGCTGAAACATTCATTGATAATAAAAAATTGTGCCCACAGGTAAACCACAAGAATGGAATAAAGACTGATAATAACGTATCTAACCTAGAGTGGGTAACGGCACAACAGAATATTCTGCATGCGTTTTCTAATAGCCTTATGTCATCCAAAGGAGAGAAAAATGGCAGGGCAAAGCTAACCATGGATCAGGTGAAAGAAATACGCGACTGCAAATCAATGACGAAAACGGGTATTGCTAAACAATACGGCGTATCAACAGCAACAATTTCATGCATTGTTAACAATAAGTCCTGGGTTATAGATTAACAAAATTAAGAATGCTCATTACAGGATGCATTTATGAGTGCATCCATTAATGTCCGTTAAATGCGATGGGTGGGGATACTGCACCAACAGTACCCCCAGTGATTTCCTCGCGAAAGCAATAACGAGCAAACCACGTTACTGATAAACGTATCCTGGATTTGTTCACTCAACAACCACGTTAATTCCTAAATTGAACAGATCCCCGCACTCAGGGGGTGAGAAAATGAAGATGGACGAAAGATACAGCAATGCTTCATACGGTAGCGCTGGTCTTGCGGCTTTCTTTGCCAGTCTTTCTCTACAGGACTGGGGCTTCATCATTGGCGTCGCGTTCAGCATTATCCTCGGCGTTCTGACTTACCGGCTCAACAAGCGTGAGCAAATGAAGCGAACGAAGATACTGCAGGACATTTTGAATAAAACCGACTCCAGAAATCCATCAGCTACAGCCACGGTTATCGCCGAACTCGGTCAGAAAGCACCAAAGGAAATCTGATGAACAGCACCCTTCGAAAAAGCGTACTGGCAGCCGTTGGTGGTGGGGCTATCGCAATAGCTTCTGCACTGATTACTGGGCCAACTGGTAATGATGGTCTGGAGGGGGTCAGATATAAGCCATACCGCGATGTTGTTGGTATTTGGACAGTTTGTTACGGGCATACCGGGAACGACATCATGATCGGCAAGACTTACACAGAATCTGAGTGTAAGGCGCTGCTGAATAAAGACCTGAACATGGTCGCCAGGCAAATTAACCCGTATATCAAAGTACCAATCCCCGAAACAACTCGCGGTGCGCTTTACTCGTTCGTCTACAACGTTGGTGCCGGAAACTTCAAGACCTCAACACTACTGCACAAAATCAACCAGGGTGACATTAAAGGCGCGTGCGAACAATTACGCCTTTGGACGTATGCTGGCGGAAAGCAGTGGAAAGGGCTTATCACCAGACGAGAGATTGAGCGTGAAGTCTGTATGTGGGGGCAGCAATGAGCATGATTTGCTTTTTCATGGCAGCGTTGCTCGCATTCAATGGCAACGATGCGTGGCCGTGGTTTCTGGCCGTTGGGGTGTTGATGTCATGAGTCGGTTAACCGCAATCATCTGCGCTGTGGTTATTTGCCTGCTGGTTTCAATGGGGTGGGCTGTTAATCATTACCGTGATAACGCCATCGCCTACAAAGAGCAGCGCGATAAGGCCGCATCCACAATCTCTGACATGCAGAAGCGTCAACGTGACGTAGCAGAACTCGACGCCAGATATACAAAGGAACTTGCTGATGCTAACGCGACTATCGAAAGTCTCCGTGCTGATGTTTCTGCTGGTCGTAAGCGCCTGCAAGTCGCCGCCACCTGTGCAAAGTCAACGACCGGATCCAGCAGCATGGGCGATGGAGAAAGCCCAAGACTTACAGCAGATGCTGAACTCAATTATTACCGTCTCCGAAGTGGAATCGACAAGATAACCGCGCAGGTTAACTACTTGCAGGAGTACATCAGGACGCAATGCCTGAAATGATTCGTCAACCAATAAACAGAACAGCCTGACTTCGGTCAGGCTTTTTTATGCCCAAATTTCACCGCGCATCACACGCGCACATCAAAGAGACGCTTTCGTCTGTAAGCAGGGTAATCACATGAACAAATCGCCCCGTATCTACGGCAGCAGATGGGACCGTGAGCGTCTCATATTTCTTCGTACTCATCCGCTGTGTGTCATGTGTCATGAGCAGGGAAGAGTGACGGCGGCAACGGTGGTCGATCATATCATTCCGCACAAACTGAAAGAGGCACTGAATAGTGGAAACGCCGAAGCGATAGCGAAGGCACAAAAGCTATTCTGGAGCCGGAAGAACTGGCAGGGGTTGTGTAAGCAGCACCACGACTCTACGAAGCAACGAATGGAGAAACGCGGTGTCGTCGTGGGCTGTGACGAGAACGGTATTCCACTTGACCGTGCATCGCACTGGTTCAGACGATAACAATTCTCATATGTGTGGCAGCTATGAAGGAGGAGGGCGGGTTAAAAGTTCACAGCTTTGTGCCTGCGTGACCGCCCGCCCTCCTCTGTTTGCACAACCGCGAAATGAAAAGTTTTTTTCCGGGAGGTTCCGATGGCAGGACGGCGCCCGAAACCGACCCACCTGAAAGTGGTAACCGGCAATCCGGGCAAACGTAAACTCAACGATAAAGAACCCCAACCTGCAAAAGAAATCCCCAGCCCGCCAGCACATCTTAGCGACTGGGGAAAAGTTGCGTGGGGCAGGCTCACAGTTTTACTTGATGGCATGGGTATTCTTACAGTTGCCGATTCACTGGCGCTGGAGCGTCTTTGCGATATCTATGCAGATATCCTTCAGCTTCGTCTGACGATCGCGGACGAAGGGAGAACTTATACAGTCCAGACTGAAGGGGGATTTTTGATTAAGGCGAACCCGGCTGTTGCGATGCTGGCTGATGCCGATCGACGGTTTAAAAGTTATCTGGTCGAATTTGGCCTCACTCCGGCCGCCAGAACAAAGGTGAAAGTTGATGGTGGAGAAGAGAAAGAAGACCCGCTCAACCAGTTCTTCGGTTGACCCCACCACTCGTTATGCGATGGATGTGGCGTCCGGTAAGGAAATTGCCGGACCTGATATCCGCAATTCCTGCAAGCGTCACCTGAAGGATCTGGAGTCCTGCCATGCCCGCGGTCTGGTATGGGATACGGAAACAGCGCAGCGTGCCATCGACTTTTTCGCGAAAGTGCTGAAACTTAACGGCGGCGAACACGAAGGCAAGCCGTTCAATCTGTTACCCTGGCAGTGCTTTATCGTGGGGTCTGTATTTGGCTGGCAAAACTCAGACGGCTATCGCCGGTTCCGTATGGTGTACGTCGAATCCGGTAAGGGGTCAGGTAAATCACCGCTTGCAGCTGGTATCGCTCTTTACTGCCTTGTCGCCGACAAGGAGCCACGCGCGGAAGTCTACGCGGCCGCCACGAAAAAAGACCAGGCCATGATACTGTTTCGCGATGCTGTGGCGATGGTTGACCAGTCGCCAGCACTGGCACAGCGGATTAACAAATCAGGCGGTGCCGGGAAAGAGTGGAATCTGGCTTTTCTGCAGACCGGTTCTTTTTTCCGGCCTATCAGCTCGGACGACGGACAGTCAGGTCCACGCCCGCATTGTGCTCTGATAGACGAAATTCACGAGCACAAAAACAACCAGGTCGTGGAAATGATGCGCGCCGGGACGAAAGGTCGTCGCCAGGCGTTGATTTTCATGATCACTAACAGCGGCCACGACAAAACCAGCGTCTGCTACGACTATCACGAGTATGGGCGTAAAGTTGCCGAAGGCTCGATTGAGGATGACAGTTTCTTTTCTTTCATTTGTTCCCTGGACGAAGGAGAAGACCCATTCAAGGACGAGTCCTGCTGGAAAAAAGCAAACCCCTCTCTTGGTCATACTTTTACCGATCGCTACCTGCGTGAGCAGGTTACTCAGGCTCGGGGGATGCCGTCGAAGGAAAGCATTGTTCGGCGGTTAAACTTCTGTCAGTGGGTGGATGCCGATAACCCCTGGATGAGTAGCGATGTGTGGATGGGGTGCGAAGAGGACTTCTCCCTGCAGGAGCTGCGGGGCGAGGAATGCTATGGCGGTCTGGATCTTTCAGGCAGCCGGGATCTCACCGCACTGGCGCTGTTCTTTCCGAAAAAGAGAAAGCTGGTGGTGGAATTCTGGACGCCAAAAGACACTCTGACAGACCGGGCGAAAACAGACCGGGTTCCATATGACGCATGGGAACGGGACGGATACATCCACACCACACCAGGTAAAGCCGTGAAGTATGGTTTTGTTGCTGAACGTATCGCAGATCTTGCAATGCAGTTCGACATCAAAGCCATTGCCTTCGATCAGTACCGTATTAAATACCTTGAGCCGGAACTGGACGAAGCCTCAGTATCAGTGCCGCTGATCCCGCATGGGCAGGGCTACTACAAGGCAAAAGATTCTGGTCTGTGGATGCCGCATTCTATCGAGCTATTTGAGCAGATGCTGGATGATGGTGCAGTCGTTATTAAAACTAATCCCTGCCTGCGCTGGAATGCAGCTTCCGCAGTAACCGAAGCCGATCAGAAAGAAAACCGCATTTTTGCCAAGAAAAAAAGTACCGGACGTATTGATGGCGTGGTGGCTTCCGCTATGGCAATAGGTGCATCAGAAGAGGATGTCACTGATGATGGCGATGTTGATGGTTTCTTTGATGATCCAATCATAGTGGGTATCTGATGGCGAATAATAAACACCCCGGGCGAATAAAAAGCGCCCTTTTAAACTGGCTGGGCGTCCCCGTCAGCCTGACTAACGGCGAGTTCTGGCGCGAGTGGTTCGGAACCAGCAGCAGTGGAAAAGTTGTGACTGCTGATAAGATTATCCGCCTGTCTGCTGTATGGGCCTGTGTCAGGTTGTTGAGTGAATCGGTTTCCACGTTACCGCTGAAAATCTACGAACGTCAGGCTGATGGCTCCCGAAAACTGGCTTCTGATAATCCTGCTTACCAGGTACTTTGCCGGCGCCCCAATCCTGAAATGACGCCGTCACGTTTTATGCTGATGGTGGTCGCCAGTATCTGTCTGCGGGGAAATGCATTTGTTGAAAAACTGTTTATCGGCAGAAAACTGGTATCGCTGGTTCCGCTGTTACCACAGAACATGGTAGTAAAACGACTGGATAGTGGGCAATTGCAGTACTCATATACTGAGAACGGAAAACAGCGAATTATACCTGTAAACCGGATTATGCATATCCGTGGATTCGGTCTGGATGGTGTATGTGGCATGATGCCTGCGATGACGGGCATCGATGTCTTTGGTGCGGCAATGTCGGTGGATGAAGCCGCGGCAAAAATCTTTGAAAATGGCCTTCAGAGTACAGGGTTTCTTTCTTCAAAAAATGCGCTGACCAAAGAGCAGCGTGATCGTCTGAGGCAAAACCTTCAGTCTTTTATCGGTTCAAAAAATGCCGGGAAACTGATGGTGCTGGAAAATGAACTCACATACCAGAATGTCACCATGAATCCGGAAGCGGCACAATTGCTGGAAAGCCGTTCCTTCAGTATCGAGGAAATTTGCCGCTGGTTTCGCGTTCCTCCTTTCATGGTCGGTCATACCACTAAACAAAGCAGCTGGGCATCCAGTCTTGAAGGGATGAACCTTCAGTTCCTGACGCACACTCTTCGACCGCTGCTGGTGAATATTGAACAGGAAATTGGCCGGTGCCTGCTCGATAGCGATGATGACGTGTTCGCGGAGTTCTCCGTTGAAGGACTGCTGCGCGCCGACAGCGCTGGCCGTGCGGCTTACTATACCAGCGCGCTTCAGAATGGCTGGATGTCGCGAAACGATGTTCGCCGTCTGGAAAATATGCCGCCGATTGAAGGGGGGGGCATTTACACCGTTCAGCTCAACCTGACGCAACTGAAAAATCTCGAAAGCAGCAATCCTGCTGTTCAGGCTCTGGCCCTGAGAGAACTGCATAACCACGTATTCCCCGATATTTCCTTTGAACAATCTCCGCTGAAACAGGCCGCTTAGGAGCACTTTCCTGATGAGCAAAAAACAACTTCCGGTAGCACCGGCGGGTCGCCCCTGCGCGCGCGTTACCTGTGAAACATTACCGTCTGCACTGGACCGCTGGGACGGCGGGATCAAAGCGGCGGCCACCGACGATAACAGCATTTCTGTTTTTGATGTTATCGGACAGGACTATTGGGGCGAAGGGGTAACAGCTAAACGTATTGCCGGTGCACTTCGGGCGATGAATGGCGCCGACGTTACGGTGAATATCAACTCCCCGGGCGGCGACATGTTCGAAGGTCTGGCTATTTATAACCTTCTCCGCGAATACGAAGGCCGTGTAACTGTGAAGGTGCTGGGCATTGCCGCCAGTGCCGCCTCGATAATTGCGATGGCCGGGGATGATATTCAGATTGGCCGCGGTGCCTTTCTGATGATCCACAACTGCTGGGTATACGCGATGGGAAACCGCCATGACTTTGCTGAACTGGCACAGTCACTGGAGCCCTTCGATACCGCAATGGCTGATATCTACGCGGCGCGCTCCGGCCTTGATATTGCCGCCGTTCAGAAACTGATGGACGCCGAAAGTTATATCGGTGGCAGTGATGCTGTGGCGAAGGGACTGGCAGACAGCCTGCTTTCTGCTGATGCTGTCAGCGACGGCGACGAATCGCCTGCAGCCGCGCTTCGCAAACTTGATGCATTGCTGGCCAAGACCAACACCCCGCGCTCTGAGCGCCGAAAACTCATTAAAGCCTTATCCGGTGGCATGCCTGGCGCTGTCACCACCAACGACGGTACGCCGGGCGCTGCCGAAGATATCAAACCTGAAACTATCAATTCACTTGAAAGCGCCCTGGCGGCGTTAGTCAAATAAGGACCATTTATGTCTGAAGTAAACGATATTCTGAAAAAAGTCACGGCCAGCATTGAAGAGGCAACCGGCAAGTTCAACGCGAAAGCAGAAGAAGCAGTGAAGGAGGCGCAGAAGTCAGGCAAGTTGTCAGAAGAAACAAAGGCAGCCGTCGATAAAATGGCTTCTGAATTTAACGCCCTGCGTGAAGCTGAAAAAACGCTGAAGGCGGCAATAGGGGAACTTGAGCAGCATGTTGCGCAGATGCCGCTGGCCAATGCAAAACATATTGTTGAGACGGTTGGCCAACAGGTCATTTCTGCGGAAGCTCTTAAAACATTTTCCGCCAGCGTGGAAGGAGGGAAACGCGTCAGCATCCCGGTAAACGCTGCACTTATCTCCTCCGGTGTCGCTGAAGGCGTGGTAGAGCCTCAGCGCCTGCCGGGTATTGATACTACCCCCAAACAACGCCTGTTTATACGTGATCTGATTGCACCTGGTCGCACATCATCTCCGGCAATCTTCTGGGTTCAGCAGACGGGTTTTACCAACAAAGCCGCCGTGGTTGCGGAGAACACAACCAAGCCGTACAGCGATATTGCGTTCGCCACGAAGATCACCCCGGTAACCACCATTGCGCATATGTTCAAGGCGTCAAAACAGATTCTGGATGACTTCGCACAGTTACAGTCCACCGTTGATGCCGAAATGCGCTACGGCCTGAAATATGTTGAAGAGCAGGAAATCCTTTTTGGTGACGGTACCGGCGTTCATCTGCACGGTATCGTTCCGCAGGCTTCGGCCTTCAGTGCAGAATTCAGGGTTGAACAGCAAAACGGCATTGATGACCTGCGCCTGGCAATGCTGCAGGCGCAACTGGCGCGCTTCCCGGCGTCAGGGCATGTTCTGCACTTTATCGACTGGGCAAAAATCGAACTCACTAAAGACACGCTTGGGCGTTATATCCTTGCCAATCCATCAGGTCTGACTGGCCCGACATTGTGGGGGCTTCCGGTGGTGGCGACCGAAGCTGCGGCATTTAAGGGCAAGTTCCTGACAGGCGCATTTAACGCTGGTGCGCAGATTTTTGATCGTGAGGATGCCAATGTGGTTATTTCCACTGAAAACGCCGACGATTTTGAGAAAAACATGATCTCAATTCGTTGTGAAGAGCGTCTGGCACTGGCAGTCAAACGTCCGGAAGCATTCATCTATGGTTCCTTCACTGTCCCGGCACCTGCTGGCGCATAAAACCTGCTGCGGCCTGCGGGCCGCTTTTTTATGGGAGTGAGCTATGAAAATAATTGCACAAAAGCCGCTGTACATAAACGGCGACGTGGTTACCGAAGGCTCGGTATTCGAAACCATTGAGCAGCACGGACGCGAACTGATTAATAAAGGATATGCACATCTGATTGAGGTCGATAATTCTGCGCAGCCGGAACAGCCGGAACAGCCGGAACAGCCGGAACAGCCGGAACAGCCGGAACAGCCGGAACAGCCGGAACAGCCGGAACAGCCGGAGACAAAAGCAGACAAAAAGGCGAGAAAGTGATGCTTGAGCTTGTTGTGGTGAAACAGCATTGTCGCATTGATACCGATTTTACGGGTGATGATGCTCTGCTGGAGATTTACTCAGGTGCGGCAGCCCGGTATGTCCAGACATGGACGCGCCGCACGCTCTATGAAAATGAAAGCAGCCCAGGCTACGCAGAAGATCCTGACCAGATTCTCCTCAATGATGATGTTAAGGCGGCCATGTTACTGCTGATAGGTCACTGGTATGCCAACAGAGAATCAGTGGCCGTCGGTCAGACCGCTACAGATGTCCCGTTTGCAGTTGAAGCCCTGCTTCAGCCATACCGAATTTACGGTGTGTAGGAGGATTTTATGCAGGCCGGAAGACTGAGAGACAGGGTGGTAGTTCAGAACATCACAACATCCAGAGATCCTTCTGGTCAGCCTGTTGAAACGTGGCATGACGGTGCGAGTACATGGGCAGAAGTCAAAGGCATCAGTGGCCGTGAAATTGTAGCGGCCGGTGCTGAAACCGCTGTAGCCACTATCAGGGTTTGGACACGATTTCGTAACGATATAACTGCTGCGTCCAGACTCAGGGTTATCACTGGACCGTTCAAGGGTGCCATTTTGAATATCATTGGCCCACCGATTTCTGATTCTCGCGGTGTTCAGCTCGAAATTTTATGCAAGCAGGGGGCAGAAAAATGATTGAAACGAGCCTCGACTTTTCCGGGTTGAATGATATAGCAAAAGACCTGGAGTTACTTAGCCGCGCTGAAAATAACAAGGTTTTGCGTGATTCCACACGCGCCGGGGCAGAAGTGCTTAAGGAAGAAGTGATCGCACGCGCTCCTGAGAGAACCGGAAAACTGAAGAAAAACGTGGTCGTTTTGACTCAGCGCTCACGACGCCGCGGTGAAATTACTTCCGGCGTACATATCCGTGGTCGCAACATGCGAACCGGTAATAGCGACAACACCATGAAAGCCAGCGATCCGCGAAATGCGTTTTACTGGCGGTTTGTTGAGATGGGGTCTGTAAATATGCCGCCTCATCCGTTTGTTCGCCCCGCGTTCGATGTTCGCCTGGAGCAGGCGACGGAGGTCGCGATCAGGCGTATGAACCAGGCGATTGACGAGGTATTAAGCAAATGACGGAAGACGATCTCTACTCGATGCTGGCGCCGCTGGCAGGTGGGCAGGTTTACCCTTACGTTGCTCCGCTGGGTAGTGACGGTCAGCCTTCAATTTCTCCACCGTGGGTAATTTTTTCACTTATTTCTGATGTGACCGCTGATGTTCTGTGTGGACAGGCGGAATCTAACGTTTCTGTTCAGGTTGACGTGTATGCCTTGACGATCAGCGAGGCACGCATAATCCGGGATATGGCATTACAGGCAGTTAAACCACTTAATCCTACCAACATAAGCAAAACACCCAGTTATGAACCAGAGTCCCGGTATTACCGGTCAACGCTGGAATTTCAGGTAATCGCCTGACACATCCATTAACTCACAGACCCGCTTCGGCAGGTTTTCTATTTTCAGGAGACAGTTATGTCCTCACTTTATGAAAAATCACAGGGCACGAAGATTCAGATCACTTCTGCCCCGGCAACGCCAGAAACGGTCGGTTCAGCAACGTATCTGGATTTGCAGTGCACCATTAAAGAGGTGCAATTCACTGGTGGCCAGAAACAGGATATCGACGTCACAACGCTGTGTTCTACAGAACAGGAAAACATTAACGGCCTGGGCGCTCAGTCAGAAATCTCACTGTCGGGTAACTTTTACTCTAACCCTGCACAGGATGCCCTGCGTGAAGCATATGACAATGACACCTCCTATGGCTTCAAAATCATTTTCCCTTCCGGGATCGGCTTCCAGTTCCTGGCTGAAGTTCGCCAGCACACCTGGTCTTCAGGGACAAACAGCGTAGTGGCTGCAACGTTCTCGCTACGTCTGAAAGGTAAGCCAACGAAAATTGATAACGCGCTGCGCCTTACCACCGATCTGCCTGATACCAAATCCGTAACATCTGGATCAGCTTTATCACTGACGGTAGTGGCAGCGGGAGGAACCACACCTTATTCCTACGTATGGAAGAAGGGCGGTAGCGCAGTTAGTGGGCAGACGACTGCAACGTTCAACAAGGCAAACACTGCCTCAGGTGATGCCGGTGATTATGTTTGTGAGGTTACTGACGCCTCCACGCCTGCCGGAAAAGTTACCTCATCAACCTGCACAGTAACGGTGGCATAACTCATCTTCTTTAATCAGGGATAAAAAATGGCTAAGAGTCTTAAAGAACTGGCACTGTCCAGAGCGTCAGCATTTCGTCATACTGAAATTACTGTTCCGGAATGGGATGGTGTGAAGGTTGTCCTTCGGGAACCATCAGCAGAAGCATGGTTGCACTGGCAGGACGTGATTAAACCTGGTGATACTGATGGTGATCTGTCCGTGTCAGAACGTGCGCACCGAAATCTCCGCGCTGATGTCACATTGTTTATTGACGTGTTGTTTGACGAACAGGGTGAACCGGTGTTCGGCAAAGATGATTTTGCCGATGTTGAAGCGGTATATGGCCCTGTTCATGCGCGGCTGCTGCGTCAGGCTCTTAACCTGACCACTGATCCGAAGGAGGCTGAGGGAAAGTAGCACAGCCCGGTATGCGGTTTCTAATGTCGCTTGCGCTCCGCATGGGGCGCACGCTATCAGAGCTTCGGGATACTATGTCTGCCAGTGAACTCAGGCTCTGGGCTGAATTTGATAAACACAGCCCAATAGGTGATATCCGGGGAGATATTCAGGCGGCGCAGATTGCAACGGCTGTGTTCAATTCCCAAGGTGCAAAAGCCACGATGAGCGACATGCTGCTGCGCTGGCAGCGTGATCCTGATGAAGAAGGTGCAGACCCGTTTGCCGGGCTTGAGGCGGCGCTTACAGCTGCGACGCAAGCTTCTTAATTACGAGTTTTGTTGTTTCGTTTATCCCTGATACCATTCTGGGAAAATAACCAAGTGAGGAAGGGATATGAAATATATAATCTATATTATGCTTCTTTTAGTGGGAGGGAGCACATGGGCTAATGGCAATTTTGACGCTCCGGCAGGATTGCAATGGGGGGAAAAAGGAAAGTCGCTAATACAAAAATATCAAGCAGTAAAGGTTGATGTAGATAGTCCATTAGAGCTTTACGAAATCAAAAAACCACCTATTCTTCCTGATAGCATTAGTGAGATATACGGAACAGTTGATAAAAATTACGGACTTGTACGAGTCATTTTAATAAAAGTCATTCATAACGACGCATTCGGTCATGAAGGTATCGAATCATATAAAAGATACAAAAAGATACTAAGTGATAAATATGGTAAGCCAGAAAGTTATGAATACTCTGGTCGACTGGTTTATAAAAATAAAAGTGAGTTTTATGAGTGCCTGGCTTATGAGGGATGTGGTGGTTATTCATCTTTCTTTTCGCCAAGTAACGATGGTGGTTTATATATGATGCTTAAAGGTTATCGAAGAGGAGAGGGAGAATTAAGGATTATATATGAATCAAAAGAATTTAATAAGGCACAAAAAGAAATAGAGTCTATTTCAGAAGAGAAAGATAAAGCCGCTCTTTGAATATAAGTTAGTTAACTTTATAAAAACCCCGCCCAGCGGGGTTTAATTTTTTAGAGGCGAAGAATGGCAACACTCCGCGAACTCATCATTAAAATTTCCGCAAATTCACAGTCTTTTCAGTCAGAAATTTCCCGAGCTTCACGTATGGGTAATGATTATTATCGGGTAATGCAGACTGGAGGGCGTCAGGCGGCGGCTGCGTCGCGTGAGACTCAGCGTGCGCTGGCGGAGGTAACTAATCAGATAAATACTGCGAAATCGTCGGCTTTAGGGATGGCAGGTGCATTCGCAGGAGCATTTGCCACTGGTCATCTGATCTCACTGGCTGATGAATGGAGTTCTGTTAACGCCCGTCTTAAGCAGGCTTCTCAGTCATCTGATGATTTTACGGAATCTCAGCGTGCGCTGATGGATATCAGTCAACGAACCGGCACCGCCTTCTCTGATAATGCGAGCCTGTTTGCGCGTTCCGCTGCATCAATGCGTGAATATGGTTACAGCTCACAGCAAGTGCTGGACGTTACCGAAGCCATTTCTACTGGGCTGAAGCTTTCCGGGGCCAGCACGGCAGAAGCAAGCTCTGTAATCACCCAGTTTAGTCAGGCGTTAGCACAGGGCGTGCTGCGCGGCGAGGAGTTCAATTCTGTTAACGAAAACGGAGATCGGGTTATCCGTGCTCTTGCCGCAGGGATGGGCGTAGCTCGTAAAGATATGAAGGCAATGGCCGATCAAGGTCTGCTAACTGCTGATAAAGTTGTCCCGGCACTGATCAGCCAGCTTGGCACAATGCGTGGTGAATTCGAGGCAATGCCGCAGACCGTTTCAGCCGCAACGACAAAAATTGAAAATGCCTTTATGGCCTGGGTTGGCGGAGCAAATGAAGCCACCGGAGCGACAGCTACTCTGGTCAGCGTGATGAATGGGGTGGCTGACAATATTGATACAGTTGCGGCTGCTGCAGGTGTTTTAGCCTCTATCGGTGGCGCCCGGTATTTGGGCGGTAAGCTGAGCGATCTCGGCAGCGAAACAGCTAACCTGATTGATGCTCGTAAAAATGAAATTGCCCTGGCAGCAGCTCGCGCAGAATCAGCCACCCAGTCGCAAAGAAAAGCGGCTGCTGATGCTCTGGCCGCTGAACGCGCCTATCAACTCGCCCAGTCAGAACTGGTTCTGGCAAAAAATACTAATGCTGAAACGCTGGCAACGCAAAATGCTATTGCGAAGCGCCAGGCGATGATTGCAGCGAATGCCGCGCTTGTGCAGTCAAACCGTGCTGTGGCAACTTCTCAGGAGGCGCTGAACAAAATGACATCGGCTATGAATTTGGTTAAAGCCGGTGCATCTGGGCTGCTATCCCTTGTGGGTGGTATTCCTGGAATTCTGATGCTTGGTGCGGGTGCCTGGTACGCCATGTATCAAAAACAGGAGCAAGCGCGCGAATCTGCTATTCAGTACGCATCAACTTTGGACGAAGTAGTAGAAAAGTCGAAACAGATGAGTCCGGCACAAATTAAGGGTGCTATAGCTGATGCCGGAGACTCAATTGATGCTTTAAAACGGAAATTAAATGATTTAAGAGATCAGCAAGACAGCGCAAGTGCGTCTATTAAGCAATATACGGACTTAGCTAAACAGTTCGGCGTAGAGAATGACACCAATAACGGTTATGTCATTAATGCGATAAAATACCAGCGCGAATACGATAAAATTTCCAGGGATATAGCAGAAACCACTTCAAGATTAAATCAGACCATATCAAATCAAAATAAGCTTCAGGGAGAGGCTATAAATAAAACCGTTGAAATGGCAGGTGCGGTTGGCTCTTTGACGGAAATGTATGATCGTCTGAACAAAGTAACCAAGCAATATACACCAGTTTCACCGCCCAAGTATGCAGGGCCAGTCTTGCCAGAGCTTAATACAAAGCAGCAACAGGCGATGGTTAAAGCGGAGCGTAAAGCTGTGCTTGATGGTCTGCAGGGGCCGGAAAAGGTACGGCAACAGGCAACATATGAAGCTGATGACCTTAATCTTCCTGCCGGGCAATATGAAAAATATATAAATCTTGCAGTGGAGGGAGAGAGAAAACTTCAGCAGCTCCGTGATAAGAATAAAAAAACGCGTGGTAAATCGGAAGCTGAAAAAACAGCTGATACTTATGACAAGCTGATCAAGCAGCAGAAAGAGCAGATCGCGATGGCAGGTCAAAATACCGAACTGGCAAAACTGAAATACCAGGTGAGCCAGGGCGAACTGGCGACGCTTACAGAGTCCCAGAAGCAGACCCTGTTGCAGAATGCTGCGCTCATTGATCAGCAAAAAATACGTGAGCAACTTCGAAATTACGAGGCGAATCTTGCAGACAGTAACGCCAGCTCCCGCGCAGCGAACGAGGCTCAACTAATCGGCTACGGTCAGGGTTCTCGGTTTCGCGAAAGGCTTCAGGAACAATTCAATATCCGTAAGGAATTTGAAGAGAAGAATACTGATCTGCTTCGGCAACGGCAAACTGGTGAAATAGACGAAGCTTTCTACCAAGAAGCCCTGGCTTTAAATAAACGTTATCTCGATGAGCGCCTGCGCGATCAGCAAGGTTTCTATGCTGCTTCTGATGCTCAGAGAAGTGACTGGGCGGATGGCATGCGTGAAGGATTCGCTAACTGGGCTGACACCGCCTCGGACTATGCCTCTCAGTCTGCTGACCTGGTAAACAATGCCATGACCGGACTGGTGGGGAATATTTCTGATGCTCTGGCCGGTAATAAGGTCGACTGGGAGGACTGGGCCAGTTCTGTGCTTCAGTCTATGCAGAAAATTATCCTCAATGCGATGCTGGTGGATTCTTTGCGCTCAACCAGTAACAGCGGTTTTTTCAGTTCAATCGGCGGTATGTTTGGGGCGGGCGCAGGCGCTGTATCTGGCAGTACTCCGTCCGGCGCTTACAACTCAGCAGCGTCAGGACTTCAACTTAACGCAAAAGGTGGCGCCTATGCTTCTGCAAGCCTCAGCGCATACAGTAACAGCATCGTCAGTTCGCCTACCTATTTTGCCTTCGCCAAAGGCGCAGGCTTGATGGGGGAAGCTGGGCCGGAAGCTATCATGCCGTTAACCCGCTCCGCTGACGGATCGTTAGGAGTTCGTGTGGTTGGTTCACAGTCTCCGGCAGCCGGAAATGGCATCACTCAGCACATCACCCAGCATTTCACCATATCCGGTAATGGTGATGCAGCACTGAAACAGGCAATGCTGGAAGCAGCCCGGCTGGGGGCGAACGATGGCGCTAAACAGGCGCGTCAGGATTTGCTTCAGGATTTTTCTAATCGAGGGCAGGCGCGTCGTTTGTTAGGCGTGTGATGGACTGCATCATTAATTTAATTAGCCGAAAGGAGGGAGATAATTATGACTTTAGAACAACGAGTTGAGCCACTTGAATTTACAGTAGGGTTTCCGAAAGAGAATGGAGTAAGAATTTCCTTCGGAGAAAATTTACGCATGTCATCGACACAACGCATTGGCAGTAATGTGTCGGTGAAAATTGGCAAAGAAAATGTGGCCACTATCCATTACAGCGAAGACCTCGCTCCAGATTTTACACTTGAAGGGTACAATCAGCGTGCAAAAGAGTATGCTCAAAATGTTGTCGTGAAGATTATTGAAGCGGCCCGGATACAGACCGCAAAATATTTCGAGGGTGTAGTCAATGTGACTTAAATATTGAGTATGACCTCTTAAGTTTACACTTGAATGATTTATTCAGGTTTCGGGTTGAAATTTGAATAAAGTGCAGCTTCCTCTGTCAGTCCAAACCGTCCCAAATCTTTGATAAATTCATCACGCTGGAGTGGTGGGAATTTTGCAAGCAGAACTCCGATAATGAACTTTAACCGAGTTAATTCCTCATTAACTTCCTCTAAGTTATTGGTATTTGTTTTAATGTTAATATTAATTTTGTGATTAGACATAATTTATCCTTTTTATAGAGGTAATCAGCCGTCCCTCCTTTTCATGATTTCGCCAGTGTCCAACCACTGGCGGGCTGAACCACACACTTTAACCAGGGTTAATGTCCAGTAACACCCTGACAAATGATCAGTATCGCCGTTGCGCGTATTTATCCAGGAGCATTTATGGCTGCACTTGAATGGCCGGAAGATGTCTGTCCGGCGTCTTTGACGTGGCGACCAGAAAGCAATACCAAAACTTTTCGTTCCCCCTTCAATGGCTCATCGCAGACAGCTCGCTTCCCCGGCACCCGCTGGGTATGTTCCCTGACCTTTAATAACCTGACAGATGAAAAATCCAGGCGCATTGATGCTCTGGTGGCTTCCCTCGATGGCGAGTATGGCAGGGTAAAAGTTCGCGACTGGGGGAGAAGTGGTAGAGCACCTGCTGGAGCGCCTGTTATTGATGGCGCTAATCAGACCGGAACCCAGATCCAGAGTAAGGGCTGGACGCCGGGAGCAGTGGTGCTCAGACAGGGCGATTATTTCACTGTTAATGACGAGCTGAAGATGGTTACGGCCGACGTGACGAGCGCAGCGAACGGTACCGCAATGATTGTATTTGCCCCGATGTTGCGTAGTTCGCCGCCTGCTAATGCAGCCATTGAAGTCGCGAAACCCTACGGCATTTTCAAACTGAAGGATAACCAGCAGGGTGCCGGTAACCGAGTGCCGGGTGTTTTTACCAGTTACACGCTGGAGCTTGAGGAGGCATTCTAATGCTGTATTCCCCCTTTTCTGATTCGATGGTGGACTGGTTATCCCGCGACAGGGTGACGGCCGCGATCGCCGCCAATATTCAGTTTGAATCCGGTACCGTCTATGTGCATTCCGGTACCGGGACACTGATTCTTGGTGGTTATGTCTATTACGGCATGGGCCGTATGGGTTCTGTTGATGATGCCAGTGAAACCAGCACGACCAGCCCCACGCAGGTCAAAATGACCCTCTCAGGGCTGGATATGGCTCTCTTTGCCACCATGCTGAATGAGCGATGTGTGGGCAGAAATGCCGAAATCTATCTGGTGGCCATGGATGATAACGGTGTTGTCCAGGTTGCCGATCTCCTGTTTAAAGGGCGGGTATCCAGTACGGGGGCGACCGCTGGCGGTAAGAACGCCCTGCAGTACACCATCAGTAATATTTTTGAAGACTGGCAGCGTCCTTTCCCTGATCGCTATACCGATGAATCGCAGCAGGCCGCTTATCCCGGCGACCGTATATTCCGGTATGTGGCGCAGATGGCTGAACGATCGATTTATTGGGGCAGTAAAAAAGATGCACCAGGATTTATCTATAAGTGAGGAAGCATGAAGCATCCGGACTGGCATAACAGATTAATCACCGTAATAAGAGCCGCTGAGAAGCGGCCATTTTTATGGGGCAGTCATGACTGCTGCCTGTTCGCTGCGGACTGCGTTCAGGCCATGTGCGGCGAAGATTTTGCGGAAGGCTGGCGCGGAACGTATGACAGCGAAATGGGAGCAAAAAAGGCGATTCTTCGCGGTGGCGGCTCACTTGAAAAAGTGTTTGCTCGATATCTCGATGAAGTACCGGTGAAGCTGGCGCAGCGAGGGGATATTGCCATTGTTGAAAATTCCGGGGCGCGGTGTGCCGGAGTGGTGTATTCCGGCGTTGTATGGGTTCCGGGAGAAAATGGTCTTGTCCGACTGCGGGTTAAACCGCTGAGTGTCTGGAGGGTACGTTAATGCCTGCTGCTGTTCCTATTGTTGCCACCATTGCCGCAGGTGTGGCAGCGGCAAATGAAATGTATGCCATTGCGATGGTTATCACCGTCGCCGCACAGATTGCCACTCAGGCGCTGACCAAGACCCCGTCGCTGAATTCCTACCGTGATACGTCTGAACGCAAACAGGTTCTGCGCGCTGCGGCCAGTGCCAAAACCGTTGTTTACGGTCGCTCAACGTCGGCGGGCACTTTGTTCTTTTCCGAAGAGCAGGCTGGCGAACAGGATGATGGCGAAATGCTGCATCTGGCCATTGCCCTGGCGGGACACCCGTTATCAGGTGTACAGACTGTCTGGTTGGGTGACGAACCGATCAGTAGCTATCCTGAGCATGCCTTTTTCGAGGTGCACACCAACCGACAGACGGCGGATCCTTACATGCTGGAAAACTGCCCGTCATGGAAAGAAGATATGATCGGGAAAGGGATCACCTGGCTGCGCGTATCCCTGAAATTCAATGCCGAAAAATTCCCGGCAGGTATCCCTAACATCAAGGTAGAAAAGCAGGGGCGGGCTATTTATGACCCGCGTACCGGGTTAACGGGTTACAGCAATAATGCGGCGCTGGTTATCCTGGACTATTACCGCAATTACCTGAAAGTTCCTGACACCGATATTCTCTGGGACCAGTTTAAGGAAGCGGCGAATATCTGTGATGAGGATGTGATTACTGGCGGCAATACTGTTGAGAAGCGCTATACCATCAACGGTGAGTTCGATCTCAGTGAAAACAAAGTCAGTATTCTGGAAGGGATGCTGGCAGCGTGCGCCGGGGATGTAACGTATACAGCTGGCAAACATGGCCTTCTGGTCGGGGCGTATTACGGACCAGCTACCGAAGTGATCACTGAAAGCCAGTTGGCCGGTGATATCGAAATCATGCCGGAAGTCTCTCAGGCGGAACGCGTTAACACCATCAAGGGGACGTTTGTTGATCCGCAACAGGGGTATACCGAAGCTGATTTCCCCTCTGTGTCTGTCGGTGAATGGGTGACGGAAGACGGAGTAGAAATATCGCAGGATATGAAGCTGCGATTTGTGACCTCTGAATTTCAGGCCCAGCGTCTGGCAGACGTGAAGTTAAAGCGCACTCGCATCGCCAGGACGATGAACGTAACGTTAAATCTGAGTGGGTACCGTTATCGCCCTGGAATGTATGTGAAGGTGAATTTCCCGTCTATCGGTATCGTGAATGTTGAGATGCGGGTAACTGACTGGAAGTTCGGCGTTCAGAATGGCGTCCAACTGACACTGAAGCAGGAAACAGCAGATGTCTGGGGCGATGTCATCGGTAAACCGATCGAGCGACCACCGTTTACTCAGTTGCCATCAGGCGGCGTGGCGCAGCCGCAGAACCTGAAATACACCGTGGAGGAAATTGGTCAGGTCGTACAGGGGATTTTGTCATGGCAGAACATCGGACAGGTGGTCTACAACAAAGTGATCATTCGTCGCAATGGCCAGATGGTCATGTCCGTCCAGGTCCCCGGGACGTTCACGCGTCTTAACGGATTACCAAAAGATACCTATACCGCTCATGTTATTGCTGTTAACCAGATGGGGGCAGAATCGCCGGAAGGTTATCTGGAGTTCAGCATTGAAGCGCCTCCGCCGCCATCGCACGTCGATATTGAGCAGGGGTTCTTTGCAGTCACGATGATCCCCAGACTTGCGGCCATAACCAACGTTTCCACGCAGTTTGATTTCTGGACGTCAGGGGAGGCAAAACTCCCCGATACATCCACTTCAACTGTTGAGGGAAATGCCAGCAGAGAGGGAGTTGGTACCACATGGACCAGCAATCAGTTACAGGCAGGTCACACCTATTACTGGTACATCAGGACGATTAACGCTTTCGGTGCATCAGCATTCGTTGAAGTGCCGGCATTATGCTCGATGGATACCGGTGAATTGATGGACCTTATTGATGACGGCATCCAAAAATCAGATGCATTCCAGAATGTTAAAGATGGGGTCGATACCAACCTCGAAGGAATTATGGAAAATTCGCTGGCGAACCACGGTACTGTTGAGCACCAGTATCAGCAGTACGGTGAGGTACGTGCCGATATCCTGGTCGTGAAAACCACGGTAGCGACTGCTGAGCAGGGACTTGCTGACCTGTCCACATATGTTCAGGCGCAGATTGGCCCTGAAGGTAGCCTTACATCAGCCGTTAACCAGAAGATGACAGCTGAGGTAAATAGTGATGGGACTGCAAAAGCCTCTTACACACTCAATATGGGGATTGTCAGGAACGGTGTGAAATATAACACCGGATTCGGCATGTCTATCGAGCCATCGGGGAATAGCTATAAATCTACCGTTGTATTTGCCGCGGAACAGTTCGGCATTTATTCCGGTAATAACCCCGGCAACTGGCAGGCTGCATTCTTCGTCTATAACGGACAGGTATTTATTCGTAGCGCATTAATTCAGGAAGCATCTATCGATTTTGCGAAAATTACCGATTCACTTCAGTCTGCAAACTTTATCCCCGGTGGTGGTGGACGCGGATGGAATTTACCAAAATCTGGTAGCCCAGAATTCCATGGGAAACTCTATGCCGACAGCGGTGAATTTGCATTTAACGGAGTGAATAACGTTACTCGCATTGACGGCAATGGGATCACAGTAAATCTCTCAGGAGGTGGTCGTGTTGTTGTTGGACGATGGACATAAGGTGAAATATGCCGGAAGGAATACTGATAGATTATAACGATGGCCGTCCTGCGATGGCGATTACAGCGGGGCTCCGTGCTCCGTCATTCTGCACAAGTTTTGCTGGTTACGGTACGGGGGCAAACCAGTTTCAGGTTAATACTCCATTAACGTCAGGTTCCACAGTTTTTGTTTTACC